ACCACCATCTTTTGAAGATTATGTAATATCTTACATGGGTGAAATTATTGCAGATGCAACAGAAGAATCAATTTGGGAAGGTACTGCGGTAGCAGGTAAATTTAACGGTTTCTTAGGTGCAGCAACAGGTTACTTATTGCCAGGTGTTGATGCAACAGTTATACAATCAAGTGCATCAGCAGCATATAGTGCAGCAAACATTATTGCAAACTTACAAACATTAACTGCTGATATGGCAGCTAATATATCACCAATTTTAAGAAAAGAAGATTTACATATTTACATGAATGCTAAGACTTATGCTTTCTATGTATCAGCAGTATCTACATTAGGATATGTTAATGCTTACAACATGAATGGTGATTATGAGCCTGTATTTGAAGGTTACAGAATTGCAGTATGTCCAGGAATGGCAGATAACCAAGTAGTAGCTGCAAGAAAATCTAACCTATTCTTTGGAACTGATTTAGTATCAGACCACACAAGAATTACATTGATGGATATGGCTAATCTTGATGGTTCAGATAACATGAGATTGGTAGCAAGATATTCAGCAGGTGTACAAACAGGAGTTGGTGCAGATATTGTAAGACAATCATAATAAACAATAATATGGTAGGGGTGTAAAAACCCTTACCTTAACTTAAAAAATAAATAACATGAGTACAGCAGCTTGTTCAAATTTAACGAAGGGAAGGCAATTACAATGCGATAGAATTGCAGGTGGTATAAAAAATATTTATTTTGGAGTTTGGGATGATTTTGATGCAAATGCAACAACAGGTGAAGTTTTAGGTACAGGTATTGTAGTTGCTAGTGGTGCAGTAACAGATATAAACATGGGTAGTGGTACTTTTTTAAGAAGATACTCTCTACCACGTGGTGAAAGTTCACTAACAGAAACTATTGTAGGTTCAACTGAAAACGGAACTATTCATTATACACCACAAGTATCAATAAAACTAAATCATTTATCTACTGCTGATCAAAATGAAGTAAGATTATTAGCAACAGTAAAATTAGTTATATTTGCAGAATTAAATCAATTGAATGCAGCAGATAAAAATGTTATACTTTGCATGGGTGTAAGAAATGGAATGAGGTTAAATTCAGGTACTAATTTAAGTGGTGCAGCGTTTGGAGATCATAACGGTTATAGTTGGACTTTTGATGGTATGGAAGAAGATCCTATGGCAGTTGTTGCAGATTATACTACAACACCATTTGATAATAGTGGATTTGCAAATGTGCAAGTAGATATAGATTAATTATCATAAACTCTAACATTAGTGTTTTTATATATTTTCTTAATTAAGGTGGTTTTATACCACCTTTTTTTTTAGAATACAAATAAATTCTACAATTTTCTATATTATAATATGATACAATTAGATTACACTACACCGAATACAGAACAAAGTGTATATATATCAACAGAAGATAATAGAATAGATACAAGTGTAGCAAGTACACAAGTAGCTTTACTATTTGAAATAACTAATGATATGTCAGGTAGTGTAGTATATACTTATCTATTAAAGATTAATGTAGATGATAGATATACAACAGGTACATTAACACCTAAAAATACAAGTCCTGATATGTTTTCAGGACAATTTATAGCTTTACCTGTTGGTTATTATGATTATAACGTATTTGAACTTACAACACAATATTCAGCAGGTAGTGTATCTTATAATTGTAATACATTACCACCTACAAGTGCTGGTGTATTAGGTAAAGTTATTGTAGATGATCCATCAGGAACAGAAGTATATACACAAGATTTAACAGGTAAAAATGATGTTTATACGCAAGAAATTACAAGATTAGAAGCTGGTACATATAATTTAGATATAAAAAATACTTGTGATAGTGTTATTTATGATGGTGCATTTATAGTAGGCACAGATACTGCACAAGCTGATAATACAAGACTTGTAGAAATTCAAAATGTAGTACAAACTACAACAGGTATAACATTTGATATTGTATCTAAAATGCCTGTTGGTCATTCTTATGGTTTTTCAGTAGGTAGTGCAAGTGAAACACAAATCACTAATATAACAAGTGTACCACAAACTACATCACATTCTTTTGCACAAATTGGTAATCCTACGTTAGCAGCAAATTTAGTAGAATGTAAACAGTATAATCAAACAGGTGGTGCAGCAGGAGGTGGTACAATAGTAGGTTCAACACTAAATATTAGACCTTTAAAAAACCCATCAGACTACTATGGTATAGCTATTGTATTAGCCTCTAACAATGTTTTAAACAGTACAGGTGGTACACCACTAGAAACAGGTAATGCTTTTATTTCAGCTATATATGGTGCTTCTTCTGTAACAACTAATCCACAATTTTATGTATTGCAAGGACAAGTAACAGAAGGTAAAATGTATATATCACAAAAAGACACTACATTAAAAGAAGTAACATATAAAGAGCATGAAGAACCAGCAGGAACAAATTATATATATTATGGACAATAAAAATTAAAAAAAATGATAGAAAACGTACAACAATTATTAGTAGAACAATTAGGTAAAAATGGTAGTACAGAAATATTTACTACTGCTGCACAAACAGGTAAAGATTGGTATTGTGTATATTTTCCTGTAACATCAGTAGTTAGTGCTATAACAGTAGCAGATGCAACAGGTGAAAGTGCATTACAAACTACATTACCAGCAGGTACTACTTTATTTATGAATATAACCGCAATCACTTTAACATCAGGTATTGGTATAGGTTATTATGAAGGTGCTACAACATAAGATATGTTAGGATTAAAATTAGGCAATAGCATTAATAATACTAAAACAGGATATAATATATATTCTGTTGATATGAATGGTACAGATGAATACATTGATTTAACTGAAAGTAAAACACTATACAATGGACAAGCAGGATCATGTAGTGTATGGTTTACAATAGATACTACAAGTACAAGTTCGACTATTTGGCAAGCTAGAGTAGATAGTAACAACTATGTTAATGTGTTTTATCATAATGGTAGTGAAGAATTAAGAATTGCATATAGATTAGGTGGTTCTACAAAGTTAGCATCACAAGCAGTAGATTTTGAGGGTGATGGACAATTTCACCATGTTTTAGCAACTTGGACACCTTCAAAAATAGAACTTTATGTAGATGGTGGTTCAGCAGTTGTAAACAATTTTAGTGGTACATTTACAGGTACTTTTGCAAATTCAATGATTGGACAAAACACATTAAATGGTAATTACTTACATGGTAAAGTAGCACATATAGGTTTATTTTCAGCAGTAAAAAGTTTAAGTGATGTTTATGTATCAGGTAGAGAACCTGTTGATTTGACTAATTTAAGTAATTTAGTAGCTTATTATAAATTAGATGAAGGTAGTGGAACAGTAGCATTTGATGGTAGCAGTAGAAATAACAACGCAAATTTAATAAACACACCTACTTGGAGTAGTCAAGTGCCAATAGTTTAAAATATGAATTATACAATATTAAATAAAGAAGAATTAGATAGTGTAAATTTTGATGAAGTTTTAGAAACATCAACAAACACTATTAGGTATAACAACGCAAATACAGAATTTTTGCTTAAATTTGAAGGCAATACACCAAGTTTTTTAGAAGGTAAAACATTATATGATTATGATGGTATAATGGAAATACTTAACAGTCCTGATTGGACACATGAAGATTAATTATGAAAGAAATTATTAACATTAATTTAGGTACAGAAACTGCACCACAAGTACAAGAAGTACGTGGTAAAGACTATATAGAATATGGTACTGATAATTGGAAAAATTTATATCCACAGTTTTTAATTGATTTGTATTATAATAGTTCTACTAATGCAGCTATTATAAACGCTACAAGTGAAATGGTAGCAGGAGAGGATATAGTAATAGATGATGAAGATGAACGTAATTTAGATGCTATTGTTAAGTTAAAGCAATTTATGGCTGAACCTAATTCTAATGAAACTTTACATGAGTTAATTAAAAAAGTATCTTTTGATTTTAAATTACAAGGTGCATTTGCTTTAAATATTATATGGAGTAAAGATAGAACACAAATAGCAGAAATATATCACGTGCCTGTTGAAAAAATTAGAGTTGAAAAGCCTGATGAAATGGGTAAAGTTAAAGCGTATTATATTAGTGCAGATTGGGCAAATACAAGAACTAACAAACCTTATAGAGTACCAGCTTTTAATGTCAATGATAGAACATCAGCAAATCAAATTTTATACAGTGGTTTGTATTCACCTAATATGAATAGTTATTTTACACCTGATTATTTAGCAGGTAATAATTGGAGTTTAATAGATCAAAAAGTATCAGAATATCATCTTAATAATATAACAAATGGGTTTAGTGGTTCTTATTTTATATCTTTTGCGAATGGTGTACCTACACAAGAAGAACGATTCCAAATAGAGCAAAGTTTAAAAGACAAATTTACAGGTAGTGAATCAGCAGGTCGTTTTGTGCTTACATTCAGCGAGGATAGAACTAGAGTGCCTGAAATTACACCTATTACTATGGATAACGCTGATAAGCAATATCTTGCATTACAGGAACTTTTAGTACAAAATATTTTAACCGCACATAGAGTTACAAGTCCTATGTTAATGGGAATAAAAAATGATACAGGACTAGGTTCTAATGTAGATGAGCTTAATGCAGCAGGGAATTACTATTTAAATACAGTATGTAAACCTTATCAAAATCACATAATCAAGGTACTTAGAAGATTGTTTAGAGTTAATAACATGGATATGCCTATTAGCTTTGTACAAATAAAACCAATTACTTTAGACTTTACATCAGAAGATTTAAAAGCAGTAATGGAACAAGATGAAATAAGAGCAGAATTAGGATTACCACCATTAAATGAATCTGTTGAAGTAAGAGAAGATTTTGCAAAAGTAGGAAGTATGATTACAGATGGTGTAGAACTACCATTATTTGACACTAAAGAAGAAGCAGAAGCAGAAGCTAAAAAAATTGGGTGTAGCGGTTCGCATACGCATACGCAAGATGGTAAAGAGTATTTTATGCCTTGTGAATCACATGATCAAATAAAAGAAAGTTTAAGTAAATGTAATTGCAAAGAAGAATTTATAACACCAAATCCATGTGAACCAGGATATGAAGCAATTGGCACTAAAATTAAAGATGGTAGAAAAGTACCTAATTGTGTTCCAATAAATGCAAAAGAAGAAATACGAAGGTTTTCTAATAAAACAGCATTAGAACAATGGATTGAAGATAGTGGAGAAGATGCGCCAGATGATTGGGAATTAGTAGATGAAGAAGTTGTAGATGGTGAACATCAGCATTTTAATTATGAAGAAGAACTAAATAAAATAACTGCTGAAAAGATAGAACTAGCTTCAACAGGTACTGCTAGACCTAATGCAAGAAGTGAACAAGATGGCGTAAATAAAGATTTTTCAGATTTTTATAAAGTAAGATATGTTTATACTAAAGATAATTTTTTAAGTCAGCGAGGAGAAACTAGAGAATTTTGTAGATTAATGATGGCAGCTGGAAAAATATATCGAAAAGAAGATATAGTAAGGTTAGATAAAATAGCAGTAAATCCAGGCTGGGGTCCTCGTGGTGCAAATACTTATTCAATATGGTTAGCAGACCAAGTAGATTGTTGTGATTCTGATAAATACGAATTTTACAAAGGTGGAGGTAATTGTCATCATTTCTGGTTAAGAC